ACGGTTGTTCATAATTTCGTCCCCCTTCAATTCTGGTTCTGCCGCAATCCGGGTCTTGCTTTACCTCTTATTGCTCTTCAATACCATGAAGTTAAAGTTATCTTAGAACACACAATTGGTGCCACGTCAAATTATGGCACCGCCACTAATAAATTATGGTGTGATTACATTTACCTTGACACTGATGAAAGACGTAGATTCGCCCAAGTTTCGCACGAATACTTAATTGAACAAGTTCAAGAACAAAGCTTTGCCGCAACAGCCCTTGATAGTAGTGGTTCAACCGATCTAAACTTTAATCACCCTGTTAAGGAATTAGTATTCACGACCGACTCCGTAGCTACTGCTCTTGGTGCCGCCACTTCCACTCTTCAACTAAAACTAAATGGTCACGATCGTTTCTCAGCACGCAATCTTAAATACTTTACTAGAGCCCAGGTATGGCAGCATCACACCGGGGTTGGTGGTCTCACAGCGGCGGCGGCGGGTGCTGGTAAATTTGTTGATTCCATTGGAGTATACTCTTTTGCACTTAAACCAGAAGAACACCAGCCATCGGGCACCTGCAATTTCTCAAGAATTGATAATGCTCAATTAGTTGGTGGTGTTAGTACCTCCAACATGACTAAATGCTTTGCCGTTAACTACAATGTCCTTCGCATCATGTCGGGTATGGGTGGCCTCGCTTACTCGAACTAAATATTGATATTAAGTTCGATACTAAATATCGATACTATAGAATTAAAAAAATTAAACATTCTATCTCTAGTATTAAATTGTTTTTTAAAGGAAAAAAATCAAAATTTTTTTCTTGCTTATATAGTATAAAATAAAATGGGAGGAGGATTAATGCAATTAGTAGCTTATGGCGCACAAGATATTTACCTTACAGGTAACCCACAGATAACCTTTTTCAAGGTCGTCTACAGAAGACACACTAACTTCGCTATGGAAGCGATTGAACAGACATGGAACGGATCAGGAGGGGTTGGTGGGAGACAGACCGCGACTATTTCCCGTAACGGTGATTTAGTTAACAGAATGTATATAGAAGCAACAAAAGGAAACTCAGCTGCTGCCGAGAATCCTGGATCAACTATGATTACAGATGTTGAATTAGAAATAGGTGGTCAAAAAATCGATAAACACACTGGACATTGGATGGAGGTTTGGGCTGAATTAACCGAACCGAACCCTTCGGGGGTCACTGGCACCACTGGTGTTCTAACAGGTACTCTATTTCAAAATATGTCAGGAATGGGTGGCTCGACTGGTGCGGCGACGCTCTCCAAACTATTTATTCCGCTCCAATTTTGGTTTTGCCGCAATCCGGGTCTAGCCCTTCCCCTTATCGCCCTCCAATATCACGAAGTTAAAGTAACTATAAACTGGAGTGCGATAGCATCGCTGGCCCCAGCCAGTAGTGCTTTATTCTGTGATTACATTTACCTTGACACTGATGAAAGACGTAGATTCGCTCAAGTTTCACACGAATACTTAATTGAACAAGTTCAAGAAGAGACATTAGCAGCATCTCAAAAGAATGATCTTAATTTCAATCACCCCGTAAAAGAATTAGTTTGGACTGGCGCAGCATCGACTACGACTGGTGCCATCGCTGCCGCAGCTGATACTAACTACACTCTTAAGTTAAATGGTCATGATCGTTTTGCTAAGAGAGATGTTAAGTATTTCTCACGTGTCCAGGTTTGGCAGCACCACAGTGGTGCCGGTGGTTTAGATTCGACGAGCGTTTCGGCTGGTGGTGCCTTCAACGATTCAATCTGTGTTTACTCTTTCGCTCTTAAGCCGGAAGAGCATCAGCCTTCGGGAACCTGCAATTTCTCTCGTATTGACAATGCGCAGTTAGTTTCGGACGGCAACGCAACAGCAGGATCTATTTTCGCTGTCAACTACAACGTCCTCCGCATCATGTCGGGTATGGGTGGTCTCGCTTACTCTAACTAAGTTAGAAACTAAAGTATTAATATATTTTTATATATAATTTAATTGAAAAAATTAATTATAGGGTATTCAAAGAAGAGTGAAAATTTACAGGAATGCACGGTGTATAAAATATTATCTAATTAAATAATAGAATGAAATTAACAAAAAACAAAAGAAGTAAGGTTAAATGGACAGATTTAATGAATAAAAGAGTAGATAAAATTAACGCGAAAAAATTACGGGTAGCATTATTAAACACAACTTGTGGTGGATTTGGAGATGTTGTTATGGCCGCGAAATTTAAGAAATATCTGGAAGATTGGTATTCTTGCGAAGTTACCATTATTACCACAGAACCTGAAAAATTTAAGTCTTTAAAAATAAAGAACATTATTCCTTTAAAAGTTAGGTGGGGTGGTGAATACAGTTGCGAATATGGTAATTATTATTCAACTTACATGAATTACACCATTTTCAAGTTTAATGATACTATCAAGTATGACATCATATTTGAACTCCCGTCTTCTACTTATAAGTTTAGTCAATCAAGAATCCAAAAATTAATTAAATCTTCAAGAAAAGACAATACGTATAGTGTTAGTGAATACAATGGAGAGAATTATTATTATGATGTTCCGCTGGGTGTTGGTGGTGAAAATTTAGGATTGTTATTGGAAGATATAACAAATGTTAAAAGACACAATTTAATAAAAATGCCGTATGCATTGGCGTATATAGTAGGACCTGATAAACATTACTATAAAGGAGATAATATTATTGGAGAATCTGGATCTACAGTAGGTAGAAAATGTATAATTGGATTTATAGAAATGGTTTGTAAGAAAAATTATCGTGTATTTGATGATTTTTCTATTTTAGTGCCAAATTGGTTTGTTGAAAAGTTATTACACGATCCAAACTATAAATCTGAATTTTTTAAATATATATCCAAGTATTTCCCAACAATAATTTTAATTCACAATAAAGATGATGAAGTGAATTACAATCACTTAGCAGTCGCAAAACATAAAAAGATATTATACATAAGAGGTGATATCTTATCAAAACCTATTCCTAGAGAAACAATGATATCATTATACAAATATAGTGTAAAAGACATATTAGTAACAGGTGATCAAAGTTTAACAGATGTATTGAGTTGTTGTAGAGACAAAAATATATGGTATGAAATATTGGATTGGAAACATGATTTTGCCTTGAATCTTGAATATTTAATGCCCAATAAATATTATCAAAGTGTAAGAACAAGTTGTGGCACTTTAAAAGGATACAAATACAATAGTGATTATAGAAAATTACTGAAACAATGGGATTTTAGAAAAAGAGGAAAACCCACTATAAATGGTATAATAAATTATGCTATTTACAAAAAATCTAAATAAATTATCTTATCTATTAATAGATATGTCTTTGATAACACTATTTGTAATAATAGTAATAACCTTATTATGTAAATGTATGATAGATGCATTTAATGAACACTACCAATCAGACCTGTACGAAGGTTATGATAACAGTAGTATTAGAGAAATGGCCAACAGTTTAGGCGACCCTCACATATTGTCTAAAAAAGCAATGAAGGTATGTTCTAAAATAAACGGTAAAGAAGTATGTCATAGCAGAGGTTCTCTTTCTAGTAATTCTGACGCAATTAAATTAACAGGAAGAGTGATAAGATTAGATTGGCCATCAAAGGGGACAGAATACGAAATATTATCAGTGGTAACCGGGCAACCATATGACAAGATAGGAATAGATAGTAAGGCAGATGATGAAGATTTCTATTTTTTTGGAACTACCCAGACTATGTCTACAGGTGAATTCTGTTCTAAAGCAAGAAGACAGGAATTACAGAAAAATATGCATAATAATTTAATTAATGAATTAAGAATTAAAAGAAAACATCATTTTACAAAAAAAGATATAGAAAATGAATTGGTGAAAATAAATATGAAGATACTATCAAATGCTCCTGCCCATAATAAGCTTACGGAAAAAGAGATTCGTGAAAAGATTAAACACCACGATTCTAGTCTAGAGATTAATACAAAAAAAGCATATGATAAACTAGTTGATATAGAAGTGGAGATCATGAATCAAAAGAAATTTTCTAATCAATGGTCGAAAACAAAGCAATTAAATATATCCGACCAATACGCAGTAGGGGTTATTCACCCTGACGCACACTTTTTCTTGAGATTAAGAAGTATGGATGAATTAATTCATACACTTTTACCGAATGCAACCGAAGGATTTTCCGAAGGTACCGAAGAATCTGAAGATTCTGATTCCGATTCCGATTCTGAAGAAGATTTATTTGAGGGATTTGTTGAGGGATTTGTTGAGGGTCTTTTTGGATGGCATCCAATAGACAGGGGTAAAAAAATATATAAAGACGGAAAGGCGTTAGTTAAAAAAACAGCCCGTAATTTTGTTAAAGGGGTTAAAATCTTAGCAAAAAAATTTGTATCTTTAGGGCAGGGTTTATTAGATTACTTTGCCAAAGATTATAAAGAGCATGAAGCCAATGTTAGAAAGCATGATATAATGAAAATATTACCAAATGAATATTATGGGGTAATTAGTAAATTATATGGTACCGTATATGATACTCATCCTGACATTTTAAGAATTAAAAGGGTTCAAAGAGATGGTAAAGATGGTTCCAGATGTTATTATCATCATTACAAAGGTAGAAATAAAAATGGCCATCAGTTCGACACGGGTACAGGATTATGGGATTCAGAAGAATGGTGTGGACCTGCAACAAGAATAAAGAATGCAGGTGTCACGGCGTCGGGACACGGGGATCACGCGTTTAAAGAAAGAACCAAATGGGGTCTAGTTCAGAAAAATCCTGGTGGAAATATGATATCGGATAGCGGTATTACCGGTAATTGCCATTATTCAAGCAAAGTATGTGAACCAAATGATAAAGGAAAATTGGATGAATATGGGCGCAGATGGTTGGGTCCTAACCTATATCCACCGAGAATCGAACATGAAGAAGAAGAAAGAGAAAGAAATCCTGCGGGATATCCTGGTTTAGAATACTTTTATAAACCAGTATTTTTCTATATAAATAATTTAAAAGAATATGAAGATAACTTAAAATCTGAATTAATTGCAATATTAAGTAAGGATAAAGTAGCATTGGATAATATATCCCATTATACCTATGTAGATTTCCCCACGACCTATAAGGATATGACTACTGGTATGTGGCCAGAAAGACCAACTACCCAATTCTGTCAACCATTCATAAGAGTTGTTGGGAAACATGGTAATGGTGACGACGCAAATATATCACCTGATAATAGTTCTAAAATAAGCGATGTATACAAAAATAAATACAAGGGTCCTATGATGTCACACGGGATAAATTACATTTTAGGTACATATGTTTATAACATTAATTCAAATGGTGATATTCAGGCGAATGAAATGCCAATTACCGATGCTAACCCTATGAAACAATTCGTGGTGAATCCCGCAGATCTTCAATTACAGATAGATAGATACCATTGGGAAACTATAAATCCTAAATTAAACAAAAAAGATTATGACATCAATGTAGCATGTAAATATACCCATAAGAATTATATGTCGGGTGAGGGGTATAATAAAGATTGTGACAATGTAGACTTAGTTTCCTGTAGATATTGTGTTGGGGATATGGAAGTTTCCCTTAAAAAACCATATAAGATGGGAAATATTATTACCATTGCCCCTGACATTTTTACCAAATTATATCCTCGTAATAAATTTGTTAATGATTTATGGAATATAGTATCATCTAATAAAACAAATAGTATAGTATCTCATAAATCAGGGAAAGATAGTATTGATTTAATAATGTCAGAATCATTAGACGTATCTAATGTTAGCAGTATAAGATTAAGTATTAATAAGAATATATCAAATGTAATATGTCCGAAAGAGTTCTTATCAAAACCTATTAACACCGATAAAATATTCCGTGACATAAAGGGTAAACGTGTTAAGATAGACGATTCAAATTACAGAGATTATTCGGAATTTAATAAATGTTACAATACAAATTTCGGCGCGTTAAAATCCAAATTACAACAAAGATTAATGTTGGGTGGATCTGATACCGATAAATTGGGCGAAGATTTGAAATTACATGCGTTCGACAAAGTAAAAAATGTTAAATCGTGTAAAAAAATAGAAAAATATATTAAAAAAGAGAAATATAATGCTATTGCTATTACAAAGAACCCTGTCGAAATGTCGGCATATGACAAGTGTAAAGCATTCAATCCTTGCCATTCCCATAAAGATTCGGTTGCTTGTATGACAGAAAAGAATACTCGTAAGCAACCCCCTAATAGTAAAACCAAATTATTAAATGATTATGATAATTTTAAACATAATTATCCTGATTCGGTAAAATATATTGATACAAATACAGGAAAATGTATGACAAAACTTACTGGAGCATTAAAGAAACGGGAAGACGCGTTAAAAGCTAAACAATTAATTGAACTTCAGAAAAATAATACCATGGAAGTTAAATTACTTATTGATAAAACAGATATTTCTAATATATTAAATTCTCCAGATTTAAGTGAATTCGAAAAGAAAGAACTTGAAACAAATTACACCGAATGTATGAAATATCTGCATACACATTTATAATATTTTTTTGTCTCTATATATTAAATATATGTGGGGTGGTAAAATGATAGGAGAAGGAATCCATGGATGTATACATTATTCACCCCGTTTAAATTGTAAAGACGAAAAAAAACCTACGAAAAATGAAGTATCTAAATTAATGAAGACATCAGAAGCAATAAAAGAATTAGCAAAAAATGAAGAAATTAGAGATATAGTAACGTCTAGCGCTGGGTCCAAATCAGCACCATTGGGTAAAGAAGGACATCGTGAATATATGTTACTACAAAATAGAAAATGTAAACCCTCTTTATCTATATCAAAGAGACATTTGGGTAAATGTAGTTTAAAGAAAGGGTATACAAAAAACCCTAAACAATATTCATTATTGATAGGTCGTTATGGGGGTGTTAGTTTATATAGTCTATTCGATGAGATATTAAAAGGATGGGAAAAACAACGGAAAAATAAGGTATTTGTATCTAAATACCTAGGATTAATGAAAAAAATGGCACCAGTCTTTAAAGGATTATATTATTTTAATATAGCAGAACGTATTCACCATGATATTAAAGATGACAATATAGTATATTTAGACAAATCCCCTACAGGAGATTTACAGGAAGGCATGAGATATATAGATTTTGGTAGATCGGTTATGGTCCCCGAAGATATAATGCATATGAAAAAAGAATGTCGCGCAATGTTTGATTCAGATGGATTTCATCCTCCTTATCCTATAGAATATACCTATTGTTGTTCAAATAAAAAAGAATTAAGACAAGAATTAAAAAACTATAAGAATAGAACATATTATGAAAATATTAGAAAAATTCATGTTGATCTATTACAAACTTGTTCTTCCAATAAAGATTTTGATAGAAAAGTAGAACATATTATTAAAGAATACATTAAAAAAAAACCTAGTGACAATGAATTAATGAAAATATTCATGAAAATAGATGTTTATTCACTGGGTATGGTGTGTGTATACGAAATAAGTAGAATAACCGATATTGAAGATAATATTGCAATGGCTAATATTTTTAAAACAAGTTCTGGTAAATTTAAAGAATTTATAAAATTACAAGGAAAAATGATGAATTTAGATTACAGAAAAAGACTGAACGGTAAACAGGCATATACTGAATTCCAAAAAATATTTCAAACGAGAAAAACCCAGAAAAAATCAAGGAAATAGAATTAAGGTTTTCTAACACCAGCACCTGATTCAATATCTGTCATTTCTATTTCTTCTGTCGGTATTATTCTCAATGTCGCTTTTCGTTTAAAGATACTACCAGCATTCGCAACAATATCACTTACTTTTTCTTCTTGAGTTTGCTGATATATCTCGCACAATTCAAGACCATCGCAAACTTCAGGCTTGTTTATTCTGCCAATATTAGGATGTTTTTTAAATTTCCTATCAAACGTTATAAGTATTTTAGGAGGTATCAATGGGGATTGTTCTATTAATCTATCATATTCTGATTTTGTTACTTTCATAAAATCATGTGCGTTGGTTCTTCTGGACGGGTCCTGGACCAATTCAACCTGAATATTACGCTCTAATTTTGACCACGATTGTGCCGAAACACGATGCGATTCCATATTTTCTGCAAATCGTAAGAAACTTTGAAGCGTTGAGATAACCCCCGCAAAGATATTAACTGCTCCAATTGTTAGTTGCGCCGATTCTTTGTATTCTTCTGGTACAGAATTAATAGCGAAATTAGCAGTTCCCGTTAATGTGGATAAAATAATAACCGGAATAGAAAATCTGTGGTGACCCCTTCTAAATACTCTTTCTGCTTCGGTGTGTAACCAGAAATAACATCTCCCTTTTTCACACCACTCTGATAATATCTTCTCTTGTTCCCTGGTCCAAGTAGGATCAAACATTACTTCGTCTGAAACATTGCTATGCTTGTCTATATCATCCATAATATCCTTTTCTTTATCCTTATCTTTCTTAGTCATTTTATATATTATAATAGAGAAATTATTATAAATTTGGTAAAAAACATTATTTAATTTTATCTTTTCTGTCTTGTTTTACTCTATCGCATCTATTTATTTTAAAGGACACGGTTTTGCCCATTTGGGCGTGACAAGCCACGCACGTACGCATTTTTTTGTAGATTCACACCAGGTATATCCAGCGCCGATTACGCAATTGTGTGCGTCTTTAGTTCCACCTACACCTGTATGTTTTACTTTCTTCATACCATCCTCGCAAGGTTTTATGATGACAGTGTATAAATTCTTAAAGAAAGTCTTGAGACTTGGGGCATTGTAACATTTATTGTAGAACTTAACCATATTACTGACGCATGGGGTTTTACACACTTTTTTATTCATTTTTCTAAGGTCTTTTCTTAAGATAGTGCCGCAATTCTGGAGAACCTTGGATAACGCCATTTCATCGCACTTTGTAATCGGTTTTTTAGAAACAACCGTAATGCCCGAATATTTTAAGCAATGCGGTTTCTGTTTGCGAAAGCACATTCTTTTGGTACAGAAGGTTAGTTTACCATTATTAACACCACAGTTATTACAACCATCATTCCACAGAGTACAGGTCGTTGGGATCTGTGTATTTTTATAGTGCTTTTTGTTTAAAACTTCTTCATTGTAAATTTTAGAACATCTTTGTGCCATAATATGAATATTACTTTGTTGTTTGCACGCACCACAAGTCTCAGCGCATCCCATTTTCATAGCCTTTGACATTTTTCCAGTCTTGCAGTCATTTAGTCTCTTAAGAATAGCACAAGATTTACCCCATTTATCACTGCATCTTCTTTTAGGAATATGAACGTGGTGGTGATGTCTTTTTGATGTTTTTGTTGGTTTGGTAGGTCGTGTAGGTCTTGTTGATGGTCTTTGCTGTAATTTTCTAATATGGGTAGGTGAAGTGGTGTAATGAACATTGTAGAAAGAATGATCTAACATGCGTCCGCATTTCTTATAGAACGGCATGAACACAATAGCGCATTCTTTAGAACAAGTTTTAGGGGCAGTATTGCATACTTTACCAATACAACATTTTTCTTTGACTATTTTATCCTGTGACAGAATATACGAATAAGGGCAGGAGGAATGTCTCGGGGTGTGAGACTTGTGCTGATTGTTGTGGTGTGTTACATGATTAGGATAATGATGTCCTGACGCAACCGGGGCGGCATCGCTTAGAGGAGTAAAAACTGCTAAAGCAAAAGTAATTATTGTTAAAAGATTCATTGTTATAGTATCTATACATTTTATTTTTAAGTATCACCGCACAAATTTATCTATCTTTTGTATTTTTACTGGATCATAAAATTTATAAAACTTAATATACTCTTTCTTATCATTATCATATCCTATTTTTTCTAGGTATAACGAAGATGAATGACCGTTAATGTCTTTAACTACTGTTATAACCCTTGCGTCCATATAAAATGGGTTTATTTTATTTTTTTTGAAACACGGGCACGGCATTATATTATATTATAATAATATAATATAATGCCCTTGACAATTTATTAGAAAAAAAATAATTGGTAATATAAATGGACACACTTAATAACAAATTCCCCAAGGTACCTCATACACTAGTTCTTTTTATTATAATATTAATAACAGGATACAGTGGAAAATTATTACCACCCAGAGTTGTTGATTTTTTAGAT